TGGTTGAGACATTCAAGGACCCCTTTTGAGAGGACCATATCGTGTTTTGTAATGTCGTCTGAGCATAATCTATTAATAACTGCGAACCATCCAAAGGCTTGTTCAAAAGTAATTTCCATATTATCTTTCTCATTTTCCACGTTGTTACTTGAATCCTCCACCATATCTTCATCTTCATCCACATTGAATATTGCTGGGAAGGTTGCAAAGATTGTTCTGCGAATCGTGAAAAAAAAAACTGGCCACCTAATACATATTTCACATCCAATTCCTTTAAAAATAGATTTGCTCGTTCCTCCACGGTATCAGCATTATATTTTTCAATTTGGAAATTGTGTTCTGACTTTTTGAAAATAATTGGTCTATACATTATTGCGCAAATAATATGAAGGTTATTCATAATATCAAATGGTGTCTTGGTTAACAAGGTATCCAAGTCCACAAACTCTGCGAATGACATATTCTTCCAACTTGGTATAAATCCATATTCCACCCCATTAAGGACAAATTTGTCAATGAATGGATATTTTGTATCAGGAAACAATTGAGTCAAATGATTGGTAATAAAATTGATCTGGTGATGGGATGTATCCAATACATCAGATAAATCTGCTCCGGTTATTGTTTGAATTAATTTCGCTTGATAATAATTGTCATCAAGTAAATCTTTCACTTTGTAGACCTTGACATAATTTTCTATGGATAGAAAATCTGGTAAGATATATTCTTTTTCTTCTATTTGGAATGTAATCATATATTTTGCAAATATTTTTTTATCAAATATGTTTTATACTTTTCTAATGCACGTTCTGGGTTTGCACTTATAATCCCCAAATTAATCGGTCCTTGCACATAATAACCGGTTAAAAATTTAAATTTAATCATATATATATATATATATTTTATCCAACTATACCCAAAGCATATCTACCAGTGGCTTTAAAGTTCTTTATTTCGGGTAACATTCTCATCATAATAGCATCGCTAATATCGGGCGACTTACCTAATATGCGTTTCATCTCATCTTTGGATGCTACACCCATTTTGGAATCCTTATCAACATCTTTTATTGTTATGGCTAATAGTTCTTGTGTTAGGTCATCAACTGTAGATGGGTCCATTGAGTTAAGTGATATTTTACCTTCCTTAAAGTAATCTGCTAATTTAAAATAGCACTGGCTTTTTAAGTTGATAAAGTTTTGGTCGTGAAGAGCCTTGCTATTGTTAACAAAGTTTGTTGCTCTAACCAAGTCAGCCAAACCACCCCCAATTCCGTCTGAATCCACAATTACATTATTGGGATGGACCCCATGTGCTTTCATAAGTGATTGAATCTCAGTGAATAATTGAGTTGTTGAGTATTTTCTGTATATGGCTATATCAACCACACATAATCCTTTCCATACAATGAAAACAGTTCTATCATCACCAAATCTTGCTACGTCGGCTGTTATAATTGATTTATCTTGTGGGTTTGGTGTTTGTCTATAAACTGCACGAGATATGGATTCAAAATCAAATAAACTATTACTTGAATCTAAGTAGTTCCAATCTCCATCCAGCAAACGTTTCTTTTGTGCTAATGGTAATTCACTTAGCATTTGTATATATGACTCGGGTAAAAATGGGTTGTCATATGCTAATGAAGGTATAAAACTTATATTTGTAGGTAATGATTCTTGAACATATGGTAAATAAAAATCTTTCTTAATCCAATTGTTTGATGGGTTCATCGTTAACAATATCTTTGGAATTAAATTATATTCAGTTAATTTATATCTGATACGCGATTTTAATACTGCAAATGTTAATGAACTTATCTGCGAGGCCTCATCTACGAAAATTGCTGTGCACTCCAATGAACCCAAAGAATCTTTATTCGCATCGCCAGGTCGGTCCTCCAAATCTTTAAATAGAATTTCGCTTTTGTTGCTGAATGTCAATATGTTAGACTGACCATTAAAGTTATAATGTTCGCCCGATTTTAATTGCATCATTGATAAGACTTCAAACAATGTGTTTAATGTTGTTGTCTTTAATGTTGCCAATACGGTTCTTCCTATTAGACATCTGATGCCAGGATATTTTAAACAAAGCGTAGTTATCCAAACACAGCCAAGCCAGCTCTTGCCTCCACCCGCCGCACCCCCGAAAATTATAACATTAGTCTTATTATCTAATAAAACTTTGAAACATTGTTTCTGTTTCTTTGTTGGGTTTATATCTATTACCATAGTCAAAAACGACTTTTTACCGGCTCAATATTAAAAAAAATATTAATCGTTGTCTAAAATTATGTTCAGGTTTATGGTTTGTCCATTTGAAGTTATGTCAACTTTCTTTGTACTTTCCAATGATTGAATTTTAGCAATATCAGCAAGAACTTCCCTTTCAACTCTTTTATTCTTTTCATCTCTACATCTTTTTAATAAATCATATAACTGATTGAGATGGTTTTCCAATATTTCTTCGTGATTCTGTGTAAATCTTTCCTTCAATCGTTTTCTTGCTTCAGCCCATAGATCTTCTGCTCGTCTAACGGTCATCCCAAATTCTTTGGCTGCTTTCTCTGCAAATTCATTGTATCCCAAATGTTCATACAACATCATTTCAAATACTCGTGACATTCTTGATTCAAACTCAAGTTCATCGGTTTTTCTTCCTGCTTTGGCCATTATAGGTTAATTTTTAATTTATCAATAAGATAGTTTCTGAATTTGCGAGCTTGTTTGTTTGCACAATCTCCGCATCCAAAATCAAAATCTTCTTGAAATAAGAAGTTATAAACTTTATTTATAAAATCCTTTTTATCTTGGGTTAATGATTTATTACCCAATTCTACATAAGCCAATTTAATATCAGCTAATGTTGGAATGTATTCAGTTTCAATTGGTTGTTCCAATTTTGTTACTGGTGCTTTCTTTTTACAAGTATGGCAAGGTTTTTTCTTTGCCGGAATAAATGTTTCTGTTTGCATATTAATTTGTTTTTACTGGTGTTGGAGTTGGTTGTGGTGTTGGCTGCGCATTTCCTTTGCATCCACATCCCAATTCACGTTTATCTTCAATTTTCATATATATATTTTCTTTTAATTCTGTTCTTATTTCTTTAATATATCCACCAACGCTTGATAATGGAATACCGGTATGATTGGATACTTTCTTTAGACTCCCCATAGATAAATATAAACTCATTATGCTTTTATGAAACCAGTTAAGATCGCTGAAGCTTTCTTCAATTATATCAAAAAGTTGATTTTTTGTGTATACTAATTCCTCATCATCTACAATATTTATAAGTTCTGGTACCGATTCAATGGAAGTTGTTGGGAGTTGTTTTCTAAATCTATAGTGGAATCTGCTGGTTTTTGAGAACCAATTTCTTTTTAATACTGCAACAATATAATATTTAATCTCTTCGTTGGTATATCCTTTTAATATAATTTCTTTCCCCTCATATAATTGAATTAAACATTCCTGTAATAAATCTTGATGGTCCTGATGACCATCCGTTAACTTGAAGCTGATAGTCAATAATTCATCATAATTTTTATTGATGTATTGTTCTATCTTACGATTCATTTAAAAGATTTTGAATATCCGTTAGACAAGCTGATACTTCATAAATTTCTAACTTGTTATTTGCTTCAATGCTGGTTTCCAATATCTCATTCAATTGTTCATATTTGTCAATATAGGATGGTAATTTGGATTCCAGTATTTCAAGAATTTCCTCCATAATCAAAATATTCAAAGTTCTTTTTTCGTTTTTTTCCATCTTGAAATAATCTTTTGGTATTTCTAAGTTTCCTAGTTTTGTGTATCCTGTTGTTTTTGCTCTACCCATTTCTTAACTTTTTTTGGACTAGTTTTATATATTTGACTTATTGCAGTAATTGTATATCTCTGTTCCGTATATAAATAGTACATTTTTTTAATTAATTCATCGGTTACTGGTACTTTTTTGTTATTGAACCAAACCAAATTTGATTTTAACTTTAATTTTCTACCAGATTTTGATACTTGATCTGGTTGTACATTTGGCCATATTCCATTTATTTCTTTCAATCCAGGTTTATACCAGCTATTTGTTTGTTCATTGAATATCCATCCCAACTTTGGAAGAAAACTAAAAATAAAATTCTTTTGAGATATATCTGCATATACACCAGGTTTTACTGGTATCCTTTCTCCACCTGCTAAAGTATCCAAAACATCTTGGGATGTTTCTTGTTGATGTTTTATTCTTGAACAATCTTTGCATCTAGCATTCCATTTATAAAATTTATCTACCGGTAAATCTTTTTTGCAAATTGAACAAATCTTTGTTGGGATATTATCTTCTAATACCTCTATTTTTGATTCTGGTGGCTCTGGTTCAATTATTTTTGTTGGGATGGTAATTTCTTCATCTTTTGGATTTAATGGTCTTAAATCCTCTTTAATTCTCTTTTTATAAAAACAAGTTTGACATTCCCTTCTGGTTCTATACTTTTGTTGAGTACTATGCCAATAAGTATAAAACTGGTTATTTTCTTTCTCTAATTTACATTTTGAACATACTGGCATTATAATAAATATTGGTATTAAAAGGAAAATCCCGTTGAAAATGGGAATCAACGGGATCTGGAAGCATATTAGAGTTTTTTCTTCAATATATTAAAATATATATCTAAAAATTAAAAAAGTAAATTATAATTCCAGAAATTTTTTACTTTGAACTTTCATTGTTAACATAATTGCTTTATCATTACTGGATAACAATTCTGGTTTTAAATTTTTGAGAAATAATAAATGTAATTCCTTTGCTTCCTGATTTAATTCAAAAAATTCTGCATATTTTAATTCTCCTTCTCTCCAGTACCACTGGCCACATTTGTGTAATTTATTCTGCATAATCTTCAAGTAATTTTACTTTGGATAATTTGTTTTCATCTGCATTAAATGTAAAAATAATTTTATCACCAGCTTTTGGTGAATTGGAAACTGTTATAAATATTCTATAAACTTCATTACATCCAACTAATTTTACTAGCATATTATTAAATTTCTTGCCATCCCAATCAACTTCTTTAGAAATAATTATTTCACTAATTTCTTCTACATATTGAAAATTATGTATAAAATTATTTTTCTTCAACATTGATTCAAATTCTGATATTCTATTCATATTATAACAATGTCTAGCTTCCAAATCATCAATCTCATTTTTTAAAGATTTATACCATTTTATATTTGTATTATAAAATTCATTGGTTAATCTTTGTAATTTGTTTTCTACCAATTCTATACTTATTCCCGTATCGTATTTAATATCTTTAATTTCTTTAAAAATTAAGTTAATACTTTCTTCAATATTCTTGAATTTACTCATACCTATTTATTTTTATAAATTTACATAAAATTTTTGATAATAAAAAATATTGTTGTAGTTTGTATTGAACACACTTCTGGCTCCTTAGAAAAAACACAGCCAATGAATTTCATAAAACCAGTCTAAGTTGTTTAATCAACTCTTGCCCCATATTTTATTTATAAACATCAACTTTTTTTGTAGCAGGTATGTCTACTTCTATTTGAAGATTACCCCACCTGTAAAACCCATACTCTCGTTCCGTGCCGGTTATACCCTTTGGGTGATAGATCAACTTTCCTTGTCGCTGAACCTACAATTAATAAATAGGTAATTTTTATGGAAAAACCAAACTATTTTTAATAAAATGTGATGAACGGTTAAAATCAAGGATAAACGGTTTTAACTAATCAATTACCATTCATCCTGTTATTTTACCGTTTATCATAATTTAATTATATTTCAAAATTTGTTAAGATTTTCCAAATAAACATAGTATTTATATTAAATACATATTATGAGTACAAAAAAATGTAACCAATGTAAATTGGAAAAACCTACAACTGAATTTAATAAACTAACAAAATCAAAGGATGGTTTACAAATGAAATGTAAAACTTGTTGTAAACAAAATTCCAAAAGATTTAGGATCAAAAACCCAAACTATTATTGGGGTCAAGAGAATAGTTATTTTGTCAAATACTATGATGAAAAGAATAATTACAACAAAATTTATTATTCTGCTAATAAAACTGCAAAGGTCTATAGAATAGATTTTCCAGATGGACAAATATACATTGGTTCAACCAAAAGGACTTTGGCCCAAAGAATTAATAATCATCTGGTAGACTATCGTAGATTCACCAGAAACGCAAAACCAACCTTACCATTGTTCCATAAAAAATTAAATGACTATTCCCCTCAACAAGCAAAAAAGTTGCTTAAATCGGCTTATATTGTCAAAGAATTTGATGGTAATAGAACTGATATGTTGGAAGCAGAAAAGAAAGAAATATTGAAGTTAAGAAAAGCTGGTTATATTCTTTTAAATAAAAACATCAAATAATTTTTTTTTATCGGAAAAATTATGTAATTTTATAAAAACAAAACAAAAACAACTATGGCACAATCTCAAGAGTACTTTGAAAAAGTACAAATTTTTAAAGAAGTTTCACACAGTGAATTAAAAAGAATTGAAGCAATCAAATTTGCTACTGAATTTCTACAAAGAAATGATTATCAATGTTCTTTTGAAGAACAAGCATTACTAGCGGAAAGATTTATCATATTCTTTGAAACTGGAACTGTTGATGGATTAAAAAAAGCTGAAGAATACTTCAAGCAAAAGAAAGAACAAAAAAAAAATAACATAACAGGAAAGTTAATAACAACATTGAGTTAACCTTAAAATGTTAATTTAATTCAAAAGGAATGGGTTTGGTGTTACCTGTTCCTTTTTTTTTATATATTATTTATATTTAATTTTGTGGATAGGAATTTTTATTCAATTGTTTAAATTTTGTTTTACCTATTCTCAAACTCAACCTCGGTAATTTCTATTACTGGGGTTTTTTTTATTTAAAATTCCGTATATTTAAAGTATGAAAAAACATAGAACAACTAAAAACACAAAAAAGAAAATTGAAACCCTACACGACCAACTAATTGACCTTGAAGCCCATTTTGCTGCCAATTACAACACTTTAAAATCTTTGCACGAAGAATATATCAAAGACACAACAAACCCTGAATATGACCCAGCTCCATTGGAAATATTTTCATTGGGTGTTATAAAGAAAAATACTGGTGATAGATTTTGGTGTATTCCCGTTTTATTCAATTTTTGCAAGATGAATTGGATGGAGATTGAGGAAACTTATTTAAAAGAAGATCCGGATATTGTGGCAGAAATTCCAACAAGTTTATTTAGCTTTGCAATTACATTATACCACGTTCATCGCAATCAATTTGGAACCAAAAATTTTTATGAAATGTATCGTCCAATATTTTGATTTTTGATAAATTTTATTTATATTTATTTATAAACAAAATTTAAAATGAACAAAATGACAATGCGTTATGGACTAGTATTAATGTCCGAAGCTTTCACGGTTATGGCTGAAGCTCTGCGCGAAGAAGAAATTAAACCAATAAAAAAAAGAAAAGAACCAAATAAAATCAAATGCCCAATTTGTAATAAAATTGTTGGTGGTGAAGGGAATTATGTTCAACATTCACGCAAACACAAAGAAAATTGGGAAAACCACAATATTTGGAATTGAATTTGCCATTAGTTGTTAGTTTTAATAAAGAAGGTTCCAAGTGGAACCTTTTTTTATTTCTTTTCCCATTGAGCATAACATATCGCCAGTAATTGGTCTTGTGGCTTGTCCTCATCAGACAAACTTGACATACATCTTGAGATAAATTCGTTTTGACTTTCACCTGCGGATGGATGAGGTATTGTAAATTGCTCTTTAGAGCTGTTTTCGCTCTTAATTTTGCCACATACCTTCTCAGCTATGCTTTTAGATCCATAAGCTTTGATTTGGTCAGCAACACAAGTATCCCATGGGTAATCAGCAAAATCATTTGCAGAAATATCTTTATTTGATTTAAATTTTCCTTTTTTAATATCCAATTTAATTTGTTGGATTAATTCAAATGAGTTCATATTTATAAGTTTTTATAATCACAGGTCAATT